ACTACTTCATAAACACAACACCATCTATACAACTGATAGACCCCCCCCCGCCCCGTCGGATAAGCATTCTTTTTGCTACCCACGTCAGGCAAAACGGGGGGGGCCTGCTCGATATATATGTAACTACTATTATCATAAAGGGACTCCTAAAATAAATCATTCTTAATTTTCCTTGACAAAGACACTGTTAGTAGTAGATTAAATTTATGGCCTGGAAGAAGAAGGAAAAAAGGATTGTTAGTAAAACCGCAGAAGTAATTCCTACCAAGTTGGTAATCCAAGAGAAGACGAAATTTGAGAGAGCGGGAGGGGTGGATGTTTTATGTCCGAAGGTAGAGGGGAAGGCGCGGGATGAAGAGATAGAGCGGGCGGAAATACGTAGGAAGGCGGGGCTTACTTATGAACAGCTTTGTGAGACAGTGGCGAAGGGTCTAATGGCCATGGTGTGCAATGCGGAGACTGGGGAGCCGATATGTCCGGCGAATAGTGAGCGGGCGAAGTTTGTGGCGGCAGCGATAGATTTGCTGGGGGCGAAGAAGGCCGAACAAGGGGCGCAAAAGATTCCGTCTATAATAATTGTTTTACCTACAGGCGAAAGGTTGATATAAAATGGGTATGACAAAAATGATTCATAGGGCAAATCTTATTGGACATAAATTTAATAAACTAACTATTGTGGATGAACTTGAAGAGATAGTTTATAAGTATCCAAATAAAACGGCTTACATAAGAAGGTTTTTGTGTAGGTGTGATTGTGGTAATAGTAGCATAGTGAGGTTAAGTCAATTAGCTGGGAGAACAAAATCTTGTGGATGTTTACAAAAGCAATCTGTAATTAAGAAAAATAAAGAATCTGCAACGCACGGTATGCATGGAACCCCCGTATATCATAGTTGGTGTTCAATGATTGGTGGTAGGGGAATTACTGTCTGTGAGCGATGGAAATCATTTGAGAATTTTTATGAAGATATGGGAGATAGGCCGAAAGGAACTTCTCTTGACCGAATTGAGAATGACAAAGGATATGAATTAGGAAATTGTCGATGGGCTACTCCTGTGGAACAAGCTAATAACAGAAGACCAATATCTTTTGTTAGGGATAGAGACGAAAATGGCAGATACGCATAAACCTGTTGAAATTGAGTTAATACCCGCTCAAGCTAAATTTATTACTTCTGAGAAAAGATTTCCTCACTTTATTGGAGGTATTGGAACAGGGAAAACTTATTGTCTTCTTTTAAAGTGTGTTCGATTTTGTCAACAATATCCAGGAGCAGTTGCTTTGATTGTTCGTAAAACTTTTACGGATATGCATGATAGTACCCTCGCTGATTTTACTAAATATTTTGGATTAACAACAGACGTTCATAAAGAAGTAAAATTTGAGAATGGAAGTCGAATAATGTTCCGTCATGGGGCAGAAATAGAAGTACTCAAGAATATTAACTGCGACTGGATAGGTATGGAGCAAAGCGAGGAATTTGACGACGATACGCAATTTAATTTTCTTCGAGATAGGTTGCGTGGTAAGGCGGGGCCGTATCAACAATTTGCATTGATAAGTAATTCTAATGGTAGAAATTGGTGTTACCGTATGTGGGTGAATAATCCTTCATCGGATGATTTTGAACTTATTACAGCAACCACCTTTGACAATGCCCGTAATCTCCCTTCTAAATTCATTGAAGACCAGAAAGCAAGAGAGATAGATTCTCCAAGACATTATCGCAGAATGGTGATGAATAGCTTTGACGAAGACCTTGCTGATGATACCGTTTTCCATAGTAGCGACTTAATTCGAAGTTCTCAATTAAATTATGCAGTACCCAATATGGCGAGGTTTGCGGCGGGTTTGGACGTTGCTCGTTATGGCGATGATAAAACTTGTCTTGTGATTTTAGCGCAAGTGGGAGTAAAGAAATGGCGAATGGTTTTCATGGAAGAGAAAATTGGATGGAGTGCTCCGCAAATAGTGGGATGGGTAAAGGATATCCATAATACTTTTCCGTTTGAAACATTAGCCATAGACGATATCGGAGTTGGGGGCGGCTGCAAAGATTATCTTGAAGACTCTAATAAATTTAACGTTTATGGATTCATCGCAAATGAGAAACCTAACGGCGAATCTATTTATCCAAACAAAAAGGCGGAGTCCCTTTTTAAACTTGAGGAATATATAAGTAAGGACTGGCTACAGATATTGCCGGATATTTATTTGCATGAAGAGCTGATGTCTGTCCGATATTACTATCGGGGGGAGTCCACTAAATACATTGTCTCCAAAGACGACATGAGAGCTAAGGGAATAAAAAGTCCGAATAAAGTTGACGCATTGGCCATGGCGATGTATTATTGCAATGAAGAAGATTTTTTTGAAGCAGACGATATTATAGTACCAGGCGTAACACCAAGCAGAAAAAAGTTTCAGGAATTTGCTATAACCGACCTTGCCAATTAAGGAGTTCTATGTCAGGAGATAATGGAAAACTCGCAACAGCTCAACACATCGACCCCCTTAACCCACCAAAAGATTTTGTTATACTTTCAATAATACAATACAAAGACGCAAAAGGAAATATCATTCAGGACGTACAGAGCCATCTTATGAAGGATTTGCGTAATGAAGCGTATGTTATGTGTATGATAGATTCTGCGAAGGAGCAGTTGGGGAAGTGGTATAAAGAGCAGAAGGCGATTAACAGATTTGGCGATAAGATTATAAAAAAATTATGATGGCCATAAAGACTTTATCGTTGTGCGCTCTTTGTTATAAGAAGATTCCGGCTGAAATAACTTTTCAGAACGGCATGGTTGTGATGAATAAGGTGTGCGATGTTCACGGCCTTTCTACAGCCATAGTTGAGAAGGATATCCAGCATTTTGCAAGGTTCTACGAATTAGGGACGCTTGATAAAAACAATTCAATAATTATCCATGCGCATAATCAATGCAATATGAAATGTGAGTGGTGTTATTACCCTATGGGCGTTGAGCCAATGCACGACGCGGAGTATTACAATAATGTATTAAAGCAATACAAGGGCAAGTTTAATTTGTTATTGTCTGGTGGGGAGCCGACAGAGCGTCCCGACTACTTCGCTTTTGTAAAACGATTAGTAGGATTAGGGTGGTCGGTGGGTTCTATTACCAATATGATTAACCTCGCCGATGACAAGTTCTTTGACGAAACAATGTCTTCTGATTTTATTCAAGGGAAGACATACAAATTTGCTCTTAGCTTTCAACATCCTAAGAACTATTCGGAGGAAATTAAGCAAAAGAAAGTTAAGGCATTAGAGAATATTGAGAAGTGGAAACTTAAAGCCTTTTGTGTAATGTTCTCAATTCAATCATTAGACGAATTGGATTATATAAGAAAATTTTATGACCAGACGAAACATTGTTATACCATGTTGAGGATTCGCACAATGTTTAAGAATTGGGCGAATAAGGATGATAAGACAAATTTGTTTAGTTCGGATTTATACAAAGCGTTCTTTGAGAAGTTCTCTGATTTAATGCCAATAGAATCACGAGATATAGAATCGTCGAATATTTATTGTCAATATTTAAAAATGGATAACGGGATGAATGTGTCTTTAAGTTCTGCGCCGACAGTTGAAAATTTGGATTATCATTTATGTACTCGACCTGTATTCATGTTATGTCGAGATGGTCGTGCTTATCCCGTTCCTATATGTCAGATTATCAATGAAGGAATATCTTTAGGATGGAAAGACGGATTTGAATTGAAGGGGGCTTAATATGTTTGGAATTGTTGAAGCCGTTGTTGCGACAGTAGCCACCATTGCCACAGAAGTAGGCGCGGCTGTATTAGGAGCCAGCTTAGCGGGGGCAGCGGGTTTAATAGGCACAGAATTAGTTGGTGCAGGAGTTGTTGGTTTAGCAGGATTCGGTCTTGCAGAAGGAATTTCAGCTATGACAAGTACCCCCTCTGTTCCAGGCCAACCTACCGCCCCAAGCACAGCAACAGCTCAACAAACTGCCACAGAAGCACAGACGGCACAACGGAGGTCAGCATTGGCCGCTGGGGGCGGAACAAATGTAACAGCCGGTAGTGGAATCATTTTAGGTTCTGATATAAGCTCAATCTCATTAGTGGGGACAAATTAATGAAATCACATATTTCTGGAAAATCCCACGCTAAAGCACAATTTAGAATTTCCACTAAAAACAAAACAACCGCGCCGCACGCGGCACACGGGCCAGCCGTACCGCCTGAATATGCACATAATATTTCAGTAGCGAATAGAGCTTCATCTCGTGCCATGAGAGTGGCTTCGAGGAGAGGACGTTGATGAGTCGTATATCACCAATTGACAATGGTCTTACTCTTTGTTTTGATTGTCACAATAAGACCAAGAAAGCTAAAAATGTTTAGTCAAGAAATGGTCAAGAAAGCTATTGGCAACTACAAATGGCAATATGATAAAATTGGAACTTGGCGCAGTTATTGGCAAGATTGTTACAACTTTGCTTTACCCCGTAAAGCCTGGATTTCTACAATAAAAAAAGAAGCACAGGAATTAAATTTAAACTTTCTCTATGACTCGCGCGCGACTCTCGCCGTAATGAAATCATCCGCAGGTTTCCACTCCAATCTTACAAACCCATCAACCCGTTGGTGGCAATCAGGATTGATTGAAGACAAGTATATGCAAACAGGACGCGCGCAAAAATATTTTAGGGAGTGCGATGATATTCAGTATGATGTAATGAATGGTTCTAACTTCAATCGTAGCATGATGGAGTTCTACCCGAACCTTCTTGTCGGTGGAGTTTCCACGATACTCACAGAATCAAGTGCTAAAAAGAAAGTTCGCTATACGCCAATACCTATTGAGTCCGCCGTTCTTGTCGAGGATGATGAAGGTTATGTCAACGAGACCTACAGACCTTTTCGATTTACCGCCGTTCAATGTATGGAGAGGTGGGGCGATAGATTACCGGATTCTATTAAGACCGCTTTAAAGGACGGGGACTATTATAAAGAATTTGACCTGCTTCATTACGTTGCCCCTCGGTATATGCGCAATGTGGCAATGATGGATAATTCCAATATGGAATATTTCTCCGTTTGGATTGGAATTGATGATGAGTTTTTATTTGAAGAGAGCGGATTCGTTGAAGACCCCTATGCTACTGCCCGTTGGTGGAAGGACACGATGGATGGAAGTCCTTACGCTTATAGCCCGACCATGAATGTTCTTGGTTCGATTAAGCTGGCTAACGCCCAGAAGCGTACTCTCATTCGTGTCTCTATGAAACAAGCCGACCCCGCGTATGCCTCCCCGTATAAATTTTGGATTGCACCTCTAAACCTTAATCCCGCCGCGATGAATTATTACGATGCCAGCAAATTTAAACTTGAGCAGTTCGCGCAGATGGAAAATAAAGGCAACATTCCTATCACCGCCGATGTTATGAAATTAGAACAAGACCTTATAGACGCGGGGCTTTTTGTCAATCTCTTTGAGAACCTTATGAACGTCACGAAGCAGATGACGATACCAGAAGTTCAACAAAGACTTGCAGAAGCCCTCAACCTTATTTCTCCTTACATTGGGCACGTTCTTGATGAGGGAATTACTCCGATTCTTTTTAGGACGAGAGCAATTCTTGAAAGACAGTTGATGTTCCCACCCGCTCCAAAAGAATTGAAGAATTTGGATATGAGTATTGTTTATCTTTCTCCACTTGCAAAAGCCCAAAGGTCGGCGGAGATGAACGGCTTAAATGCTTGGACGACATACATTACCGGCCTTATCGAAGGTGGATTCTCCGACGCTAAGTACATTCTTAATATTGACAAGATTGGCAGAAGTTCTGCCGACCTTCTTGGCGTTAATCCTGATAATGTCGCCGAGCAAAGTGATATGGATAAACGTAGACAGGCTGACCAGCAGATGCAACAACAGATGATGCAGTTAAAAATTGCAGAAGAAAAATCAAAAATTGGTAAGAATTTGGCAGGGGCACATCGGGACGTTAGTGAAGGCCAAGCGGCAATGAAACAATAGTTATGTCTCATAAAAACAAAACTCCAAATGAAATGCTTTTTTCCGACGCTTCGCCGGACAAGGTAATGCCTATAGCACTTCTTTGGAGGGCGATATGGCGTTGGATTTTCGACGAGTTCAAATGTCCTCTTGGATTCCGAAAGGATATTGAATCAGAAATCCTCAAATGGAATAAAATTATAACTTTTCAAAAAAGATTAAGGAAAGATAAATACGGCCCTACCGAAAGCGATTCTAACCCCACTGGACAAAAAGGAAACGTAATAGACGAGTTGGAATATCAAGTTGGCATGATGTGTAAGACCCTCGTTGATAACGAAGAAGGACTCTGGGACTATCATAAGGACACGCTTCGTATTCACAATATTGATTATCGGAAGTCTATTCATTGCAAGTTTTGGTTTCCAGAGATTCCTACGGACTATGCGAAGGGACAAGCGAATTTAGAACAAGCCAAGAAGGAGAACCCCGACGATTATGTCTCACATAATTAAACAAACAAAAGGATTTTTAAGAACAACGGACTCAGGAGGCAATGAAGTTAAAAAACCTATTCCGCTTTATCGTCAAACGATAATTCCTAAAAATAAATATTCTAAGATGTATCAAGAGGCAACTGGGCATCTACAAGAGGTGGATAGTTATGGAAATTCGATTAGGGGAATCTGACGCTTTCCTTCATTCAGACGGACAAGCCCACATGATTATTGTTCATGTAACGATGGATAGTGGGAAGAAGGTTCAGTTCCCCTACGAAGCCGATAAGCCTATTTCTGAACTTTATAAATCTGTTTTAAATATTAGCGACGAAAAGATTGTAGTACCATTAGCTACGGTTCCCCTTGTTTCCGTAGCGACTCCGGCGGCGGAGGTCTCCCTTTCTTCCTCCGTCGCCGTTCCCCCTGTTGAAGATAATCAAATAAGGAAAGAGGATTTAGTGAGGTGTATTAAGGTTGAACCACGGGCGAAAGACGCTCCTATTGATATTGTGGTAGGGAATATTTACCGTGTGCTGAAAGTTCATGGGCCGGTACTTACTATTGATGGGAAACTTAAAAAGATAATTGACGGCTTTGATATTATTGATGATAAGTCTGAAACTCCTCGAAGGATATTCGCCGCTCCGAGCGAGATGGAGTTCTATCAGAAGCGGAAGCCCGCTCCGGTAAAAGTTATAGGGAAATTTGAAAGCATCTTCCTTTGCCCTTATTGTTTTATTATGATGGTAGCCACTAAAGAAGATGACGGGAAGTATCACGGGAAGTGTATGAGTTGTTTGAAGGAATCAACGCACGAATTAAAACCAAAGGTGAAAGATGAACAACCCACAGTTGGAACAGGTTCTCAGAATGACTCCACAGGAGCGGGAGTTGTTATACCAGCGAGTGTTTGAAAATTCTGACGCTAAATTGGTATTGGAAGATTTAAAAGGGAGATTCTTTTTTTACGCTCCCGCCAAAGATTTGACTGAAGTAGGTTCAGAGAATGTTATAAAGCATATTAACAATATGATAAACCCAATGCCGGAGGAGATACAAAATGGACAATAGCGTAGAAGTCAATGATATTATTCTAACGAAGGACGGACAGCAGTTAAGGGTTCTTGCGGTAAGAAGGAACGGGCCGGACATTCAAAGGTTAGAGGGAATTTGTGATACTGACCCAAGCCCCATGAGGACGACTGTTCTTAAAAACAATTTTCAACGGGTTATGAAGAAGTCGCCGTGGGTTATTGATTCTAAGACAGGGAAGAAAGTTGACCGTACTACTTTACAACCGTGGAGTGGAGAAACGGCAGGTGTAAAATGAGTATCGAAGGAATCCAAACAGAATACGCAGAATCAACGAAGTCTTTTGAAACCCCGAATGATTTAGCGAAGGCGTATCACGAATTGAACGCTCGAACCTCAAGCGGGGATATTTCTTTATTGCCGGAAGACCTCCGTAAAGACCCCTCTATCGCAAAATTTAAAACCGTTAATGATGTTGCCAAGAGTTATACAGAAGCCCAGAAATTGCTTGGCACTATTAAACACGCCCCCGCGAAGCCGGAGGAGTATAAGTTTACCGCCCTTAAAGACCTTCACGCCGGACTATCATCAGAAGGTACGCAGAAGTTTTTAGCCACAAGGCTTCACGCATTGGATATTGACAATGACCGTGCGGATAAGTTACAGCAAGAGATTCTTCTTGGGCTTCATAACGGAATGGTTCAGGCTGATAAAGTCCGTGCAGATAAGGCCAAAGAAGTTGAAACCTCCCTTCGTAATGAATGGGCAGACAAGTATGATATGAACAAGGCGAACATTGAGAATGTCTTTAAGCGTCTTGGGCTTGATGATTTCGGGAAAGAAATTTCTGGCGACCCTGTAAAGTTAAAGGCCATTCACAAACTTACTTCCTTATTGTCAGAGGACAGCATTGGGAAGTTAGGGGCGAACACAAGCACAAGTGCCGATACAAAGACCAAAGAAGGGGCGAAGAAAGCTCTCGACGAGATGATGAGTGATATTGTCAAGACAGGAAAGACCCATGCGTTTAATGACGAGAAACATAAAGACCATGTGGCGACAGTTAAGAAGTATCATGACTTAACGGAAACGGCCTTCTCATGAAAGAAGAAAGAAAAAAAGTAAATAGTTTGACACAAGGCAGTTCTGGTAGTAAAACAGAATTAACGGACTTCGACATTTGCGAATTATTTATTAAATGCACTGAAGTCTTCGCACAGACCGCTTCACGTTTAGAAATGGAGCGGGGCGCACCAGTAGCACTTGGCAAAGAATTATGGAAGGAAACCATTAAGACACTTGACGAATATCGCAAGTCATAACCCGATTCTGGACGACGACCGATAAGACTCAACCTTAACTTCCTTCGAGATATTAGAGACAATCTCGCCCGTCGAGACCTCATAGTAAAAAGCAGACCCTAACGGACAATCTGTAAAAACAGAAAAATCTAATAAGGAGCTTACTATGGGGTCACCGACAGTAGTGCAAATCCAAGAGTACGCAAATACGATTTACCTTTTGGCTCAACAGATGGACACCCGCCTTCGCGGAGCCGTCCGTGTTGATACCAACTGGGTAGGTAATACCAAATTTTATGACCAATACAATCAAGACGTGATGGTGGAGTTAGTCACCCGTTACGCTACGACCCCTGTGCAGTTACCTGACTTCAGGCGTCGTGCTGTTTCCCCGCGTTATTTCGTGTCGGCCACTTTGGAAGACCCGAAGGACGCCTTGCAGATGATTGTTGACCCCAAGTCAACGATGATGCAAGCGAAGATTGCCGCCGCGAACCGCACTACGGACGATTTAATTATCTCCGCTATGGGTGGCACGGCTTATACCGGTCAGACCGGCGGAACAGGCGTTTCCTTCCTCGCCGCGAATCAAATTACTTACAATGCGTTTACGCCGAACAATGGCATGTCCAAAGCGAAAGTTTTGGCGGCCAAGCGTTTGCTCGATGTGAACGAAGTCGAAGCTGATGACCGTTTCTTTGTTACC